ATGGCCCGATCACGAACCGCGACCTGGCCGACTGGGCGCTGGCACTGCGGCAAGCGCTGCGGCAGGCCAACGCAAAATTACACGAGATAGCGGGAATAGGCGATGTCACGCAAGGGACCGGGCCTCAGCACAAGTAAGGCTGAAGTGGCGCGCAGAAAGGAGCTATATATCCGCGCCTACGCAGAGACAGGGAACAAGGAAGCATCGCTCATTGCTGCGGGATATTCGCCGGGCACTGTGCGCAACACGATGCGCAAGTTTGACGCCGATGCCGACCTTGAATCGCGCGCACGTGAAGCGCGTGAGAAAGTGGTTGCAGAACAAGCAGATACGTTCAAGCGCCAGCAGATTGCCATTAAGGCGCAGGCGGACACGGCAATCCGGACACTGGCGGAGATTGCCGCTGGACCACAGCGCGACGCTGCGGGCAACCTGGACAAGTCGTGGTCGCACGGTGCGATTGCCCGCGTACAGGCCGCGACGGCGATTCTGGACCGCGCAGGGCACAAGCCTATCGAACGGGTACAGCAGGAGATTGCATGGGCTGACGTGGGGCGCGAGCTTGCCGGTGTGGACGTCAAGTCTGTGCTGGTGGAAGCGCTTGATGCCATCGAACACAAGACCGATCCGTGAACACGTTGCCGGCACGTTGGCCGAAGTTGTGTAGTGCATTGTATCCGGCTCCATTGCAATCAATGGGTTACGCGACTCGGCCACTGATGCAAATATCCAATGTGTGAATACTGAACAGTGCAGTATTGCATGCCAGCTATGTTTGCTGGCGTTTCGTTAAGGCTGCGTGATGATGCACTGGCAAGTTCAAAAATTCTGAGACCCTGCCGCCCTTCCGCAACTTACCCCTCTACAACCGCCGTACCCATAAAGCTCTTAACAATTCGTTCACAATCGCATGATTGACGAGAAACAGGCGCGTGCGGCCGCTTCTGCGTCGCTGATTGCGCTCGCGAAGTTGACGTTTCGCGGGTATGAGGCCAGTTGGCATCACAGGCGCATTGCGCGGGCGCTGGAGCGCGTCGCGCGGGAGCCCGATGCTCGGCTGATCATCACGATGCCGCCGCGCCACGGGAAGACTGAGCTTGCCAGCGTACGGTTTGCGCCGTGGCTGCTTGCAAACCGTCCGGCGGCGCACGTGATCGCCGCCACCTACGCGCAGGACTTCGCTGACGAGCTTGGCCGGAAGGCTCGGGGCGTAATGACCTCGAACGTGTACCGGGCCTTGTTTCCTCACGCGAGGTTGTCAGATGACAACCGGGCGGTGAGCCGGTGGCAGACGGTGAGCGGGGGGTCCTACTACGCGGTCGGCGTCGGCGGTGCTCTTACAGGCCGTGGTGCGGACGTGCTGTTGATTGACGACCCGCACAAGAACCGGGCCGAGGCCGAATCGAAAATCGTCCGGGACGCGGTGTGGGACTGGTTTCGTTCCACGGCTTATACCCGCCTTGAGAAGGGCGGCAGCGTGGTGATCATCATGACGCGCTGGCACGAAGATGATTTGGTCGGACGGTGTATCGAAAGCGGCGAGCCGTGGGAGGTGTTGAGCCTCCCAGCCATCACCGAGGCGGACGAGTCGGAGCGCAAGAAAGGGGACGCCTTGTGGCCCGACAAGTACCCCGTGGAGGCGTTGGAGCGCATCCGCACGACGGTCGGCGAGCGGGAATGGACGGCGCTGTACCAGCAGCGTCCGGCACCGCTTGAGGGCGCGCTATTCAAGCCGGATCGGTTGACGCTGATCGATGCCGAGCCGGCCGGGGTTCGGTGGGTGAGGGCATGGGATTTTGGCGCGACGGCTGGCGGCGGCGACTGGACGGTTGGGACAAAGCTCGGCGTTCGGGACGGACGGCCGATCGTGGCCGACGTGGTGAGGTTTCAAGGCGCCCCGGAGGACGTCGAGCGCACGCTGGTGGCGACCGCCAGCAGAGACGGCCGCGGGGTCACGGTGAACATTCCGCAAGACCCGGGGCAGGCCGGAAAGGCCCAAGTGCAGTATTTCGCGCGGTTGCTCGGCGGCTACACGGTGAAGGCATCCCCGGAGACTGGCGACAAGGTTTTACGCGCGGAGCCTTTCGCAGCACAGGTGAACGTAGGGAACGTCTCGCTGGTGAAGGGGAGCTGGAACGCTGCGCTGATTGACGAAATGCGCAGTTTCCCGAACGGCAGGCATGACGATCAGATAGACGCCCTGAGTCGCGCCTACGGCAATTTTTTCGCACCGCAGACCACGGCGGTCATTGACTATTTGCGTGGGCTGAAGGGCGCGCGCAAGACTGGAGAGAACATTCATGCCGCAGCCTGATGGCGGGACGATGACGCCCGTTGCGGGCTTGGCCGAGCGGGTGGCGCGCGGCATCCGCTATGCGTTCACCGGAAAGGCGGATTGGTTCGGGCCGGGCGCGCCTGTTGCGCCAAGCGCGCCGGAGCAGGTAGCGGGTCGGCAGTTCCAGATGCCGATCAGCTACAACACGCTGATCCAGAGCAAGGTCGAGGGTGTCAGTTTCTCGCAATTACGGATGCTCGCTGACACCTGCGACATCATCCGGTTGCTGATCGAGATTCGGAAGGATCAGATTTGCGCGCTTGACTGGTCGGTGCAGGAAAAGGGGACGCTGACATCCCGTGGGCGCGCCCCGGCGATGCGCGCAAACGACCCGACCGCACAGCGGTTGATGGATTTCCTGGTATCGCCGGACAAGGATCACAGCTTCGAGACGTGGCTTCGCTACTTGCTTGAAGACATGTTCGTGATCGACGCGCCGACGCTGTATATCCAGCGCACCAAGGGCGGCGGCGTCTATGCGCTGCGTCCCATAGACGGCGCAACGATCAAGCGCATCATCGACCCCCACGGATGGGTGCCGATGCCTCCGTTGCCGGCGTTCCAGCAAATCTTGCAGGGCACGGCGGCGATTGACTACACCACGGACGAGTTGATCTACAGCCCGCGCAACATGCGCACGAACCGGCTGTACGGGCTTTCCCACGTCGAGCAGATCATTGTGACGGCCAAGACTTGGCTGGCGCGGCAGGCATACAACCTTGAGTACTACAACACCGGCACGACCCCCGAAGGGTTCCTGTCGGCATCCAAGGACTGGGGCGTTCAGCAGATTGCGGAATATCAGGAGCTTTTCGACCTTCAGTTGTCCGGTCAGCTTGGCGAGCGGCGCAAGCTCAAGATTACGCCGAACGACTCCAAGTTCACGGAAACAAAGGAGCCGGCGTTCAAGAATTCCTACGACGAATGGTTGGCGCGCATCGCGTGTTTCTGTTTTTCGGTGCCACCGACGGCTTTCGTCAATGAGATGAACCGCGCCACGGCAGGCACGCAGAACATTTCCTCGCTGGAAACCGGCCTTGCACCTTTGCGGGTGTGGGTGGAACGGTTGGTCACCGGGATCATCCAGAAACATCTTGACGGCACCGGCTACGAATTCACGTTCCGCGACAAGGAAGCCGAAGATCCTCTGGAGCGGGCCAACATCGATCAGATTTACCTTGCAAGCGGAGTCCTGGTCGCCAACGAGGTCAGGACTGACCTTGGGCTGGCTCCGCTTGCGGAACCGGCGAAGCCTGTCGTGGCGCCTTCGGATGTGCCGCCGTCACCGGAACACGGTGCTGATGCTCCGAACCCGCGCACGGCTGTCAACATCAAGCACGCGCACGGCGACCTGAAAAAGGTTGCGCCGGAAACTCCGCGCGAAAAAAAATTAGCTGGCGTGTTCGCGATGACGCTTGCGGAAGTTCGGGATGCGGTGATCCGCCAGTGGCGCGCACTGACGGGACAGACGGTCACAACCGCTGACGCCGAGGCGTTCGCCAATGCGGCCGACCTGTCTGGGTTCTCGCTTGCCTGGGATGACTACTCGGGCGAGTTGGTCGCGACTGCGGCCGATGGCTCGAAACAGGCGCTGCTGAGGGTCAAGGCCACCGAACCTAACGCGGTGCCAGACAACATGCTGGATGTGCGCGACCCGCGCGCGGTCGAGTGGGCCGAGCAGCATGCGGCCGAAATGCTGACAAGCGACGGGGCTGGCGGCGAGCTTGTGGACGCTACCCGCAACATGATCAAGCAGACGATCGTGGACGGGATCAAATCGAAGCTTTCACGCGAACAGTTGGCCGAGTCGCTGCGCATCGCGCATGCGTTCAGCCACGAACGCGCTGACCTGATCGCGGTCACGGAGATCGGCAACGCCACCAGCGGTGGTTTGTACGCAGGCTACCAGTTGGCCGGGATGCAGGAAAAACGCTGGCTGCTTTCCAACGACGACAATGTGTGCCCTGTCTGTGTCGCCAACGCGGCGCAGGGGTACATCCCAATGAACGATGCGTTCCAGTCGGGCGACATGCAGCCGCTTGCGCATCCGCATTGCCAATGCGATCTGGCGGCACGTCTGAAACCGAAAGAGGATTGACCATGCAAATTTTCGCGCGATTGACCAAGGTGGACGAGGCGAGCCGCACCGTTTCCGGCGTGATAGCCAGCGAAGCGGTGGACCGTTCCGGCGAGGTGTTCGACTACGAATCCTCCAAGCCCCTGTTCGAGGCGTGGAGCGGCGATGTTTCCAAGGCCACTGATGGAAAGAGCGTCGGCAATGTGCGCGCGATGCACGGCAACGTGGCGGCCGGGAAACTCTCTGCGCTGCACATGGATGACGCCGCTAAAGCCATCACGGTCGATGCGAAGATCGTGGACGACAACGAGTGGCACAAGGTCACGGAAGGTGTCTACACCGGGTTCAGCATCGGCGGCAAGTACGCCCGCAAGTGGCAGGACGGCGACGTGAAACGCTACACCGCGCAGCCGTATGAAGTCAGCTTGGTTGATCTTCCATGCAACCCCGACGCCATGTTTTCGGTCATCAAGGCTGATGGTTCGCAGGAAATGCGCAAGTTCGCGGTTTCGGTGGACGATGCCGAAGCCTTGGCTAAGTGGGTCGAGTCGCTTCCGGAAGAGCAACGCGACGCGCTCGCCAAGATCGCCGAACGCAAGGACGTGTCGCCGAAAGAGGGTGAGCACAAGTATGGCGACGTGAAGTTTGCCGACGAGAAAAACAAGAAATATCCGATCGACACCCCTGCGCACATCCGCGCGGCGTGGAACTACATCAACAAGCCCCACAACGCCAGCAAGTACGATTCCGCGGACCTGCGCTCCATCAAGGCCAAGATCGTGGCGGCGTGGAAGGACAAGATCGACAAGGCCGGACCGCCGAGTGCGCGCAAGGACAAGCCGGCCGAGAAGGCCGCTTATTTCGATTGCGTAGCTTCCATGCTGGTCGAGAAGAAGGCCGGCGAAGCCATCGCCAAGGCTGTCGGAGAGTTGATCGGCAAGCCTCTCGAAAAGGGGTTGTACACGGTTTCCTGTCTGGCCGAGCTTTTGCAACGGCTGGATTGCATTGCATGCGATACGAAGTTTGAGGCTGAAGTAGAAGCCGATGGTTCGGTGCTGCCTGACGAACTGCGCACCGAGGTAACAAACCTTTCTGAAATCCTCGTCCACATGGTCGCCGAAGAGGTCGAGGAGATGAATGCTGGCCACGACGTGGAAGTCATGGAGTTGGCCGCCCACGGCGATCTCGCCAAATCAATCGAGGAAACAAAGATGAATGACGAACTTCAGAAGGCGCACGACGAAGCCAAGGCCGAACTTGCGAAGGTTTCCGGTGAGCTTGCCACTGCGAGCGAATCCCTGACCAAAGTAACCGCCGAGCGCGACGAGCTTGCGAAGGGTATTGCTGCGCGCGACGAAGCCTTGACCAAGGCCGCCGAGCGCATCGAAGCGCAGACCGCGCTGATCGAAAAGCTGAAGGCCGAACCCGCGCCGATCAAGGCCGCGATGCGTGTCGTGAGCAAGGGTCAGGACATCGGCAATCCCGATGCCAAGGAAATCGAGCCGGTCCGCAAGGCGGACGGTAGTGTTGACGAGGTTCGCACCGCGCTGAAAAAGGCGTTGAGTGAGCCTGTAATGGTTCGTTGATCGCACTCCTAACGAGTGTTTCCCAAGCCCCGTGAGGGGCTTTTTTATTGCCCGGAGAAAAGAAAATGGGTAACGAAAACGCTGCGCTGGAGGCGATTGCCAAGGCGCTGTCTGCACCACTCCCCGATGCGATCGCGAAAGCCTTCACGTCGCCGAGTTCCCCCACCAGCGGCCTTGCCGAATACAACCTCGAACAGGGCGCGCGGCTGATCTACCCGATCACCACGACCTTCCGCAACGAGATTCCGCGCGAAGTCGGTCAGGCAGGTATCCAGGCCAACTGGCGCGCGATCACCGCGGTCAACCCGAACGGCGAATCCATCGGTGTGTCGGAAGGCAACCGCGGCGGCTACAACAGCTACACCGAAGTCGACAAGTTCGCGAAGTTCGTGGAACTTGGCCTGGAAGACTACGTGACGTGGAAGGCCGAGCGTGCGGCCGGCAATTTCCAGAACCTCGATGAACTGGCCGTGCAGATGCTGCTTCAGGCCACGATGGAAGCCGAAGAGCGCGTCATTCTCGGCGGCCAGTCCACGTGGGGCTTGGGCAAGACCCCGACCCCAACCGTCACCGTTTCGAGCACGGGCGGCACGCTGCCGGCAGCTTCCAACCTGCTGACTTGCGTTGCCTTGACGATGAAGGGCGCGCAGCTTTCCAGCGTCGCCAACGGCGTCAAGATTCCGTACACCCGCACCAACGCGGACGGTTCGACGGACAGCATCACGGGCTTTTCGGCCCAACCGTCCAACTCCGCCGCGGCCACGACCTCCGGCAGCACGTCGAGCCTCACCGCATCGGTTGCGGCGGTTCCGGGTGCGTTTGCCTATGCGTGGTTCTTCGGCGTATCCGGTTCGCAGATCCTGACTGCGATCACCAACTCGGCGAGCGTGTCGATCACGGCTCCGCAGAGCGGTACGCAGAATCTGACCGCTGTTCCGGCGACCGACGCATCGGCCGACCCGCTGGTGTTCGATGGCCTGATCGCGCAGTGCGTGCAGGCGGGTTCCGGCGGATACTTCAAGGACGCGGGTGGCGTTTCGCTGACCAGCACCGGCAACGGCACTGGCGGTATCGCGGAGTTCGACGCTGCGATCGAGCATTT